AATAGTATAGAGGTAATATCAAATGACAAAAAACGTAGGGAAAGCAGCAGAAGCAGGGTTTATAAAAGATTTGACAATCGCTTCAAATCAAGGTGAAAAAAATGTAAGTCTCTTACTTGGATTTGTTGAGTTGAGATATTTTGAGAGCATCATGGATAACACCATAAAGGTTACTGTGTTGTATTCTGACTCTGGTGATACTATCGATGGAAAGACAGCGAGGTCAGGTCTTCCAATTGTTGGTGAGGAGACGGTTTCTCTTAAGATTGAGGATAATAATAAAAACACTCTTGATTTTAGTACAAAGAAAAATAATGAATTATATGTAAAAAAATCCACTCCTATATCTGAAGATACTAGAAAAGAGATGGTTGGATTGACTCTTGTCTCTGCTGAAGATATAATGAATACAAAAGTAAATTTAGTTAGTAGATTTGATGGTAAAATATCTGACTCTGTAAATCGTATTTTGACTGAAGGTAATTTCAAAGGTCTTGATACCAAAAAGAAATTGGATATAGAAACAACTGCAAATTCCTGCAATAAAATTCCAAATAATAAACATCCTTTTTTCTGGTTGAATAAGTTCTCTACTCAAGCAGTATCAGACACTACACAAACTTTAGGAAAAAGTGCTGGATATTTTTTCTTTGAGACTTACAATGGATTCTTTTTTAAATCTATTGATACTCTAATGGATCAAGAACCAAAAAAATCATTCATATACAATGAAAGCACTGACTCACGGGGAGATAAAGTACCAGAATCATACGATGGTAAAGCACTTACAATGAGTAGTGATAATAGAATTGATTCAAAACAAAAAAATAGAATAGGTGCATACAGTAATAGAATAGTTACCTTTGACCCTTTTACAACATATTATGAGGTATCAAATTTTAAAGCAGAGGATTTTGAAGAGGGATCTGCTTATAAGAAAGGTGGAAAGAATCTTCCAAAATTAAATACTAAATTTAAAAATCCAAATGCAACCGAGGATTTTTCAAGAACAACTTATTATGTGTTAGACACTGGCACAATGCCAACAGGTGATTCAAAAGAACAAATTAAAAAATCTGGAGACCAAAACTTTGAGGTTGCAAAAATCCATAATCAATCTATGATGAGGTATAATCTGTTGTTCTCTCAGCAGATTACTATTACAATACCAGCAGACTTCTCACTTCATGCAGGTGATGCGGTTTATGTTGATACCCCTGAAATAAAAGATAACAAAAATGACACAGTTGATCGTCAACAAGGGGGACTATATATTATATCAGACCTTTGTCATTTAATTACTACAAACAAATCTCTTACAAAGATAAATCTTGTTAGAGAATCGTTTGGTAGAAAACCAAAAAAACGCTAGTAACCAATGGAAAGTATCGAAAAACATATTCAGAAGGACAAAGAAATCCTTCAAGATCCTACAACTAATCCTCAAATGCGCCGACATATTGAGGGTGAATTACATGAATTAGAGGAATACGTCGAACATCACAAGAAAGAAATTGAAGCTGGTGATCATCACGATCCCACATACTTAGAATTATTTTGTGACCAGAATCCATCAGAACCAGAATGTTTAGTGTATGACGACTGATGGAAGGCGGATCTTTATTTAACCCAGGATTTTTAGGTTCAAGTTTTCTCTGGTGGATAGGTCAGATCGCTGACGATGCCACCTGGAGAGATAATATCCTGCCGGGAAAACATAAGGATACGCAAAAACCTGACGGTTGGGGAAGAAGATATAAAGTAAGAATTATTGGTCTCCATGATCAGGGTGAGGAGTCTATTGACTCTGATCAACTACCCTGGGCACAAATAATGTACCCTGTCACTGGTGGTGGCGGGCAAACTTCTGCAACTCATACCTCAAACCTTAGACAAGGTATGATGGTATTTGGATTCTTCCTTGACGGACAGGATCAACAAATTCCAGTCATCATGGGAGTTCTTGGACATAATGTTCAGGTTCCATTATCTACCAAAATTGGTGACAACAGAGTTTCTAACAATACTCCTGGACCTTTAGCGACCAGTGGAGTTGCTGAGGGTAGAAATCCCCCTGCCAATATTCCCGCTGATGGTGGTCCAAATCCAATCATTCCTGATGATGATTTAAGAGTCACAAAACCAAAACCAGTAGAGCAACAGAAGGAAGATGTCTCTGCTGATAAGATAAAGGAAACAGCACAAAAAGATGGTGGATTATCTGCTGCTAATAATTATGGATTAGATCCTAGCAAATCTCTTACTAAAGAGCAATTTGCTGACATGCGAAGTGCAATTGCTGAAGCAGAGGCACTTGGGTATGAGAAAGGTAGCCCTGAATATGAAGATCTAAAGAAGAAACGGGTTGCTGAAGGTATCGTTAATCGTAGTAAAAAAAATAACTCACCTATTGCACCAGTGCATCCTGGTGCAACCACAGAAGGTGTTGATGATGTTAATGTAATTTCTTCTGGTGATACCAAAAGAAACAGTATGTATCAAGAGAAGGGTGTCATCTTAAGTAATTGTAGTTTTACAACATCAAACTCGAAAGCAATTCAAACTGCACTTGACAATCTTGTAAGGAAGGTAGAAGGATATATCAATACATTCCAAAGTTATATTGACAGGGTTTCAAATGTTGTTGATGATATCCAAAAAGTTGTTAAAGATGTTTCAAATGAAGTCGCAAGATATATGAAACCTTTGATGGACAAAGTAGGAGAGTTTGTATCTAAAAAATTAAATCAAGCATTAACTAAAGTTGTTGCAGCACTGCCTTCAAGTATGAGATATCAGTTTGCTGATATGAAAAAAATCTTGAATGAGTTACTTCTCTGTGTTTATAATAAAATTACTAACAAACTTAGTAAAATGTTGAGTGATATTCTTAGTAAAGCATTAGGGTTAGCCGATTTAGAGAGCAAGGCAAAACGTGCAGCAGAGAGTGCTAATGGAGATGATGCACTTTATAGAAAATTAGCACCTAAAGTTCCTGCATGCTATGCTGAAGGTATTACAGCACAAGTTTTTAAAGCGGCTCAACCAGAGATTGAAGATGCAAATAATTCACTTATCGAAAACCTAGATAATTATCTTGATGATATTCAAAAACAACTCGCTGGTGTAACTGGAGCACTAGATGGAATTATGAATAAAATTCCAGAAATTTCTGGTAGTTTGACTGCTGCATTTGGATTTGAAAATATTAAATTAAATATCTTTGGTTGTGAACTTGAACCAAATTGTCCTGTAGATGACTATTATACGCTGCAAGGTGGTGGTGCTGCTCAACCTGATGCTAATCTTCCAAGTCCTGAAGCAGTACAGAAAGCAGTCTTAGATGACGAGACAGATACTCCTGAACTTCAAGAAGACATTCCTTACATTCAACCAACTAGCGGTCAAGATAATGTTGCACCAAGTGGTGCTTTGAGTTCAATTGTTTCTGCTGAAAACGATGCTATAGGTGCTCAATTAGACGCAGAACTCGAAAGAGCACAAGCAGGTGATAGATCTGGTCTTGATGATGCCCTTGAAATTCAATAATAAATACTTCATATGAAGACAAAGTTTAATCTATAATGGCATTCGAGCTCTTCGGTCAATCTTCTAGGTGTGATATTAAAGTCGGATATATTTCGACTGATAGAGGGTATGTTGACGGTATTAGCAGATATGATGCCAATAAGTATGCTCAGTTAAATCCTGGAACTCAGTTTATTGTAAAAAATAGAGATATAATTAGATACCTTAATATAAATGAAGTAAATAGACTAGAACCTGAGGATCTTCTTCCAAAAGTCATACCTACAAATGGTTGTGAGGATAAACGTAAAAATACTTTTGGATTAGATATTTACAATCCAGACGGATCTCTCAACCCAGATGCCACTGGGACTCCAGGAACTCCGAGAATTTACATCAATGGTGGCGGTGGGGTTGGTGCAGTTGCCAATCCTGTCATTGGTAATGATGGTTCACTTTTAGCAGTAGACTTAGTAGATGGTGGATATGGGTATCGATTTGAACCTCAGGTAAATATTGTTGACCTTGATGGTGTGGGTGCTGGTGCTGTTGCCATTGCAAGTCTCTGTCCTCCCGATAAAGTAGGAACCTTACAAACATTTGAGAATGAGGATGATTTTGAAGAATATGATTTTAATAGTTGTGCTCCAGAAATAGCAGATTTTGGTAGAAGATTTGGTGCTAACGGTGAAGATTTAGGTGAATGGGAACCATCTTTATATGCAACATTAAGGAATGACCCTATTAAAAAAGAAATAGATGCATATCAAAAGTTTTTAAATTCTATAGGAAATGGTTGGTGGAATACAAGAAAAGCAAAACCCATAGAAATTATAGGTTTAGATAACAAAGGTTTAACTAAATTTGATGTTCAACACTGGGCATGGAGTGGATCAAGAGAAGTTAAAAAAATTCCAAACAAAAAAGAAAACTTTAGAGAAGTAGATTTTAAAGTATATACCCAAGGTGGTCAAGATAGAGATTTAATGTTCACCTTTATTGAAAAGAATGGTGATCATAAATTTAAAATCAAAGCAGATACTTACCCAGATGGTGCTAAAGGTCAAAAAGTAAAAATAAAAGTAAAAACAAACTCAGTTTATACCGTTAACGCTTCAGGAAGATTTAAAGGTAAAGGTGTTGAGCAGGGATTGCTGAAAAATTTTGGTGCAAATGCAAAAGAACTTGATAAGAAGTTTACTGACGGCACTAAAATATTTGCTGATTTTATAAAAAGTTCAAACGATAATGATGATCTACAGATTGAAGCAACCCAGGGTAAATTTAAATCAAAAAAAGTAAAAAGTTCTAACAGAAGCACTTTTGAGTTGACATATGAAGTTGAAGACTCTGGTCAATTTAGAGTACAGAAAAAAGTTTCCAAAAAAATTGATGATAGTTTTATGAATTCATATGCTATCTCACCAGTACCACCCTCAAATGTGCCTGGTAGTGATTTTGCAGGAATTCAATATTCATTCATCTATGAAGAAAACTTTCCATATGATGGTGAGTATGTTTTCAAGGCAATGGCAGATAATATTGGTGAAGTATACATCGATAATGAATTAATATTTTTCTTTAGAAAATTTAAGGGGTCACCAGATACATTTAAGCAAAATATCAAGGCGGGTGTTCATAAAGTAAGATGTGACGTATATAATGTCCCACAATATGAAAAAGTTGAACCAACACCTCCTGCAACTGTATCATCAGAATCAGGAAATCAAGAGTTACTTATTGAGTACAGAGACCTTCACCCTAAGAATAAAAAACTCAAGATAAGTGGTGATCGTAAAAGAATTGACTTTAGTGATAACGATGGAAAATTTAATGATTCAGATCTACAAATAGTAGAGGGTGATGCAGTTTTTTCTAAAGATGGAAAAAAACTTACCGGTCAGGGAAGAGTTAAACTAATATTTTCTTGGTATGAAGATCCTGCAGGAGACAATGGTCTTGCGGTAGGAAAAATCAAAATAGGCAATAAAGTATTAGGGAAAAATAGAGATTTAAGTGCGGGATATAAATCGGGACAAGACACCGGTGTTTTTGATTTAGAAAAAAATAATAGATCAAAAAGTAAATCTAAATCAACAGGATCAACGGGAGATAAACCAGAAGTTGTATTTAATACTTTAGATTATATTAATAAGGCAGATAGAAAACTTTGGAAAATAAATCCAAACCCCGGCAGAGATTCTGATTTCTTGAATAGGTTTGGTGTTCTTCCATTTAACCCTGCTGCTGTTGAAAGAGAAAAAACTCTTGTGCCTATTGAGTCACCCCCTCAACCACCACCAAAAGCATCTATTGTTAGAGATGGTAGTGAACTTTTTCTTAAAGTTACAGGCGGCGGAAGAGTTAAAATTGACTTTAGTTTAAAGGTCAATGACAGTGTAAACACCAGTGGTGTTTTCGCACGAGAGGTTATCATCAAAACTGATGATAATGATTTAAAACTTAGAAGGGATATTAGAGAATTATTTGATGACGATAATGAAAGATATTTCTCTGGTAAAAGTAAAGAAACTATTACCGGGTCAGGTGTTTTTTCTGGTGGTAAGACTTATCCAATTAAACTCGTTGGAAGTAGTCCAACAACTGGTTTCAAAACAATTGATAAAACCACTGTTGGATTTGATGATAATATTAAAAACGGATATGACGAAAATGGATTACTTAAAATCACCAACGCAAAGATTCTTCAAGAATTAGATGCTAGATATGAAACCAAACAAAATCAAGTTACTAAAGTTGTAAAAAGATATCCTCAAAAACCAAATGCATCTACAGACGCATACGCTGGTGTTCATGTTATAAGATGGGAGAGTATTGATTTTCCTGTGGATGGTAACTATTCTATCACAACAATGGTTGATGATAATGCAAAGATATTCATCGGTAATGTAGATGGTGCTGGTAGAAAAGCAATAGGTAATGGACTTAGAAATATAGGGGATGGTGGTGATGAAGTTATTATTGAGAAACAAGGATTTTTGAATGCATCTAGCACTGGCAAAAGTGTGGACACAAAATTTTTCAAAAAAGGAAAATATAGAATTCGCGTTGAACTTGAGCAGATTCCAGGTAAACCATTGGCTAAAGGAAATCCAATGGCAATTGCTATTCAAATTAAATCTCCACGTCCCGAAATAATAGAGGTTATATCAGCGAGAAGTTGGAATCAAAATCCAATGGGTGTTGCGTTAACAATTGATCCCCCTATTCCCCCTATTCCTCAAGAACCAATTCCTAGAGCACCGGGTAGATGTCCTAATAATCCCATCTGGACAACTAGATTTCCTAATGCAGATAAGGAGTGGTGGCCTGTTACACATGCAAATGAAAATGGTACAAAAACTTGGTCTAAGTTTATGAATCGTTTTGCTACATCACCAGTACCGCCATTGTCTACTAAAGGATCTGCTAATGGTGGTGTTTTATTTACAAATACATGGAATTTAGAGGTTCCATATGATGGTTTCTATGGAATGAAGGGAACAGTTGATAATGGTGGACGAATTTTAGTAGACAATAAAGTTATTCTTGAAGGAGGTTATTTTTCAGAGTCTGCATTCATAGGCAAAAGAACTCTAGAGGGTTTTAATGTTGAAAAACCAAGAACTGTTAAATTTCCCCTAACTAAGGGCAATCATACTATAACCGTTGAAGTTGAAAATAGATCACAGACGAAACAAAAAAGAATTAAAAAAACTATATTTAACACTGCTGATTGGGCAGTTGAAAGAGCAATTCCTGCATTAAAAGATATAACTTATGATGTTATTTACATTGGTCTACATCCTAGAAATAGAAAATTAAAAGTCTCTGGTGATGGAAAAAGAATTGATTTTAGTGATGCTGATGGTAAATTTAATG